ATGGCATTATGTCTTTAAACAAACTGATTAGAAACAGTTTAATTTTTTCTCTTACTATATTTTTGGGAATTACAGGATTTCTAACAAAAATTATCTTTTTTTAAATGCAAGAACTTTTAAATCTGTTAAAGCTTCACGAAGGCTTTGTAAGTCATTGTTACGATTGTAGTGAAGGCTACAAAACTATTGGCTTTGGCAGACTTATCGATAAAAAATTAGGCGGAGGTATTACAGAAGAGGAAGCAGAATATTTACTAAAAAATGATGTAAATAAATCTGTAAATGTTTTACAAAATAAATTAGATTTTTTTTCAGAACTATCAGAAGTAAGAAAAACTGTTTTAATTGATATGTATTTTAATATGGGGAACAGATTGTTTAAATTTGAAAAGACACTTGAGCATGTTAAAAACAAAAATTTTACTGAAGCCGCAGAAGAAATGTTAAACAGCAGATGGGCTGGCCAAGTTGGTCAAAGAGCTGTTAGGCTTTCCAAAATGATGGAGTCTGATGTTTATCCTTTTTAAATATGACTCGCCAAACAGAACGGATTGGAAGATCAGGCGAATACGCAGTAGCTAGTTTTTTAAGTTTAGAAAGCGATACTGTTCATGTCTTACCGCATGGTAGTCATGCTGACATAATATTTGAAATAAATGACATTATGTACAAATGCCAAGTAAAAACTTGTTCAAAAAGGAAAATGTGTCATAAAACTCACAAAAGAGTAAATTGGTGTTTTGACATGCGTAGAGGGGCTAATACAAAACTCAGAGATTATAAAAAAGGTATGGTTGACCTTTATGCTTTTTATTGTTTGGAATACAATACAATAGTATTTAAAATTTTTAAGGATGGCAAAAGAACAAAGATAACTTTTAAAGACTCTCTTATGAAAAACATAAATTCTAAAGAAAGTTTGTATGATGCTCTTAACAAAATAAAAGATGGCTTTAATTAAGTATAAATTTAAACCTGGCATAAATAGAGAAGGAACCTCTTATTCTAATGAAGGAGGTTGGTTTGATTGTAATTTAGTTAGATTTAGAATGGGATTACCTGAAAAATTTGGTGGTTGGGCTAAACTTTTATCTTCTACCTTCAAAGGTACTGCACGTTCTCTATTTAATTGGATTGCTCTTGATGGTGCTAGATATTTAGGGATAGGAACGCATTTAAAATTTTATATACAATCAGGATCTTCTTTTCACGATATTACACCTATAAGAAAAACTGTATCAGGAAGTGTAACCTTTACCAAAACAACTAATGGCTCTAGCTCAATAAAAGTAACTGATTCTGGACATGGTGCTAACCCTGGCGATTTTGTAACTTATAGTGGTGCAAGTAGTTTGGGTGGAAACATAACCGCAGCAGTTTTAAATCAAGAGTATCAAATACAATCTATTTCAACTGCAAACGGTAATGAATATTTTATAAATGCAGTTGATACAAGTGGCAACGCTGTAACAGCTAATTCAAGTGATAACACTAGCGGAAGTGCAAATGCTGAGTACCAACTTATAACAGGCTTAGATGTTTTTGTAGAAGGTACTGGTTGGGGTTCTGGTGCTTGGAGTGCAGGTGGTTGGGGATCATCTAGTCCTCTTTCTGCTTCTAACCAACTAAGAATTTGGTCGCAAGATAACTACGGAGAAGATTTAGTTATAGGTGTTAGAGGAGGAGGTATTTTTAGATGGGATGAATCTTCAGGTACAAACACAAGAGCTGTCGAATTAAGTTCAATTACTGGAGCAAATTTAGTTCCAACCAAATGTATTAAAGTTTTGACTTCCGAAACAAATAGACACTTAATAGTTTTAGGAGCAGATCCTATAAGTGCAGGAGCTCGTACAGGTACTTTAGATCCTATGTTAGTTGCCTTTTCTTCTTCAGAAGATTTATTAGATTTTGAACCAAGAACAACAAATACCGCAGGTAGTGTAAGGCTTTCATCAGGTTCTCAGATTGTTGGTGGAATAAAAGCTAGGCAAGAAGTTGTTATTTTTACTGATACTTCAATTTACAGTATGACAAATATAGGGCCGCCTTTGGTGTTTGCTATTAATTTAATTGATGAAGCTGCTGGATTGATAGGCCCTAATGCTTGTGTAAATGGACCAGAGGGTGTTTATTTTATGGGTAAAGATGCTTTTTATGTTTATAAAGGAGCAGTTAGCGAACTACCTTGTACTGTAAAAAATTATGTTTTTTCAGATTTCAATACAGCACAAGCATATAAGACTTTTGCTTTTACCAACAAACAACACTCTGAAATTGGTTGGTTTTATCCTAGTAGTTCTTCTCAAGAAAACGATAGATATGTTATTTACAACTACCAAGAAGCAGTTTGGTATTACGGACAACTTACAAGAACATGTTGGTTAGATACAGGAGTTGTGTCTTATCCACAAGCTACTGCTAATAATTATTTATATCAGCACGAAATTGGTTTTAATGATGATGGTAGTGAAATGCAAAATGTATTTATTGAGTCTGGTGATTTAGATATACAAGATGGAGAAAACTTTTCTTTTTTAAAAAGGCTAATACCTGATGTTAAGTTTCTTACAAGCGATAGCTCAACTAATGTAAATATAGAGACTAAAGTTAGAAACTTTCCTGGCGACAGCCTTTCTTCTGTAGCAACTTCAACTATCAGCCCAACTACAAAACAATCTCATATAAGAGGTAGAGGAAGGCAAGTGGTTTTTAAAATAAAATCTAATGATGGCGATTCAGGAAATGATGGAGTTGGTTGGAGATTAGGAGATACTAGATTAGACATACAGCCTGATGGCAGAAGATAATGTCCAAATTGTTCAAAACAGCTTTGCCTTTTGCTACAACCGAAGTTTCTCCACAACTTTATAATAGGCTAGTAAGAATACTTGAATTAAATGTTGGTAGCTTTGATCCTGATAGGACACCACACTTTACACAAACTGAATTAAACACTTTAGATTTTCAAGAAGGTGATGTAATATGGAATACAACTGTTGGCTCTTTACAAGCTTATTTAGGCAACAGATTTGTTCAGTTAACAGAACCAACTGTAAAAAGTGCTGGTTTTGAACTGCTTGGCTCAGTAGGTACGTTGAAAATAGACGTTAAACTTAGTGGTGGTATTAAAATAGAGTTGTAGCCCCACTATTGCTTATAATAAAATAACAAGATGAATGAACAAATAACTGGTCTTGCAAGTTTAGGAAGATACGAAGATAACAGAATAGCACACGTTGCTGATGGGGAAATGATTGTTCCACCATTAGCTATTTCTTTAGCTACGAAAAGGCAAATATTCAGAGACATGTTAAATCAGGGTATTAACCCTGCTAATTATATTGTGGGTAGCTCTATGGGCATCAACCCTAATTCAGGATTGCCAGAGTTCTTTTTAAAAAAACTTGTAAAAAAAATAATAAAACCAGTAAAAAAAGTAGTTAAATTTCAAACAGGATTAGTAAAAAAAGTAGTCAAAAGTAAATTATTTAAAAAATTAGCACCTTATGCAGGAATAATAGCAGCTCCTTTTACAGGTGGATTATCTGCTGCTTTAATAGGTGGTTTAGGTGGTTTGGCTTCAGGAAAAGGTCTCAAAGGCGGAATTATGGGAGCTCTTGGAGGATTTGGTGCTAGTGCTGCTTTAGGAAAATTAGGACTTACAGCTTCTGCTATTAAAGGGGCTGGTGGATTAGGTGCTGCTTTAAAAGCCGTTCCTGCTAAATTAGGATTAGGTAGTGGTGGTATTAAAAGTTTATTTGCAGGTAAAGGCGGTTTTGGTAGTCTTTTAGGAGGCGGAAGTGGAACAGGAGGAATAACAAGTTTACTTGGATCAAGCCAAAGTCCTTTTATGACGTTAGCAAGAAGTGCAATATCAGGAGATTCTAGTCCTTTAAAAACTCTTGCATTGAACAGAATGAGTAGATCAAGTAATCCATTAGTAAGAATGGTTAGTAATGCTTATGGCCAACAAGTAAGCGATCCTAATGATCCAGATGCAATAAATCGTGAGTACGATATTTATAATGAAAATCTCATGAAACAATTTTACGACCAACAAATGAAAAATGCCGCTGCCCTTGCTGCTCCAGCAGGAGCATTAAGTTATTACGCAGCAAAAAAAGAAGCTGACAATCCTTTACAAGATGTAAGAGACACTATTAGACCAGATTTAAGAATGGCTGATGTATATGGTCAGGGCGGTTTTGATTTAGGATTTAGAGGATATTATGATGGGGGACCAGTTAGAGATTTGCAAAATAACCCTTTATTAAAATTTAGAAGGGCTTTGCCTTCGTTTAACCGTACAGCAAAATTTTTAAATACGCCTGTTAGAGATGCTGCTAAAGATCTAGGTTCTTCTTTATATGATTTTTATCAAATAACTCAAAGTCCTGAGCAAATTGGTGTTCTTGCAGCTAGAGCTCAAAAAGATTTTGAAAGAACTATGGCAGAAGCTGAAGAACTTTTTAATGATGGGACTAAACCTATTCAAGAATTTGTAGAAAAAGTAAGACAAGGTTATAAAATGGAAAAAGAAAGAGAAATTACAGGCTATGCTGAAGGCGGAGAAGTCTTAGATATGAGATTTGGTGGGGAATCTATTGGACCAGGGACAGGAACTTCTGACGACATACCAGCTATGTTATCTGATGGTGAGTTTGTTATGACTGCTTCTGCTAATAATGGTATTGGCGGTTATAAAATTACTAAAGAAAAAGACAGTTTAACTTTAATACCAAGCGGTAAGCCAAATAGAAAAAAAGGTGCACAAAATATGATGAACCTAATGAAAACTTTTGAAAAATACAACGAGGGTAAAGCATAATGAGTTACGGCATACCCACTCTTGCACCTGGGCAACAAGTATCTGATGTTATAGGAGATCCTTATACCCGAAGTTTATATTTTGGCACAAGCACTACCCCTGGTTTTATAAACCAATTACAACAAGTTGCTAGAAAAAGATTTGCTGAACCTCTTCCTGAGTTAAAAATAGCAGACCTAACAGATTTAGAACAAACAGGATTAGATAGATTAAGAAGCGGTATTGGTGGTTACGAAAGATTTCTAACTTCAGGTGAAGATCAATTAAGTGCAATAAGAAATCTACAAGATCCTTTTGCTTTCAGACAATTTGAAAGTCCTTACCAACAGGCAGTAATTGATCAAGCTACTGAGGATGCAATAAGAGGCTTTGATATGTCTGAAAACCGTAGAAGGTTTAGAGATTTACAAACAGGCGGAGAATCTGCTTTTGGTTCAAGAGCAAGATTAGGTGCACAAGACAGAATGGAAGAATTCAGTAGAGGTTTGACAAAAGAACTTGCAGGTCTAAGACAAGCTGGCTATCAAGACTCTTTGCAAAGAGTCCAAGATCAAATCAACACAAGAAGAAATTTATTTGGAGACTTCAGAAATCTTGCAGGAGATACCCAAAGATTATCTCAGGCAGGAATTCAAAATATTATGAGTATAGGTAGCACTCCTAGAAGAATAGATGACGCTAGAAACTTAGCAGCTTTCAATAGGGCAACTTTACAAAGAAATGATCCTATGGCTGTTATGCAGGCCTTGAGTCAAATTTTGCCAAATTATTCTCCATCTACAGCTACAGTAGATTCAAAATACGGTAGGAGACCAAATCCTACAGCAGTAGGTTTGGGTAGTTTCTTAAATACTTTTTCTCAATTTATGCCTAACTTAAACACATTTGCTAGACAACCTATGGAACCTAGAGTTTATGGTCAAAATCCTAACAATCAGAGCAGTCAACAAAATAATCAACCACAAGCTCAAACTGTTCCGCAAAATAATCAG